CCCGCATCCAACAAAACCAGGTTTTTCCCAACTTTTAACACCATTTTGGTTTATTTTCCTGTAAGTGTCTACCTTATGGTACCCATGGATAGGACCTTAATGGGCTGGGTTAAAAGTGAGTTTTTCTGGTGGGTTTTTTACGTAATCCTTTAACCTGTCAAAGGATACGTCGGGTGTTCTGTGTTCAGACGTTATATGAACACACGTATTCTGGGCCTTTAAAAGTAAGGCTGGGAATTCCTTTACCCCGCGAGAGCGCGGGGTAATTAAAACACAAATGGAGATGAAACCAAGGAATGTCGTTTCCAAGGTTTCTGTAGACGGCCTGATTAACCGTCTATGTGTCGAGGCTTCCGCTCCAGTCGGAGGTCTCTTGGGTAGCCTAGTCTCTAGGGCTCCCATAAAAAAATTACATTCTGCGTTCAAAGAGTTTAAAAGGAAGGGCTCTGAGGAACGCAAAGAGATCTGCCACGATATTCGCAGATCTGGTAGAATGCTTGCCCTCTCTGGGGGCTTAGAAGGCGTTAAGACTCCTCTCCTAGACGTATACCAAGATGGTATAAAAAGGAGATCTAGAGTTAGAGGCAGACGTCGAGCATTCGGTTTTTGCCTTAAGGCAGCTAGTGAAGTGGCGGGTTGGTGTGCTCCCTACGGGTTGGGCCTCACCGTTGCTTCGATAGCTAGCTTTTTGGTAAACCGTGCCAAGGTCCATAATGACAGAAGAGATCATAGGGACATGGCAAATGTTCAGCGGTTGCCAACAGTGGGAGAGAGTCCTGGCTTAAAACCCGTTTTCAATGAAAACGGATTTGCATATTGGTACGATAGAGAGAATATAGCTCATATTGACCATGAATATATCGTACCTATAGGTGCACCCCAATCAGGCTCTTCGTTAGCCTGGATTGAGCCAAAATTTAATGCCCCATTAATAGCATATCTGCACACATACATAGCTCTAAGACCTAGAAATAGAGCTAATTTGTATGCCCTTCTGAACCGCGCTAGGGTCTGGTGCAAAGAAAAAGGGCTGAGTGAGCAGATAACAGCTAGTTTGGTACCATATTGTACAGCTGAAGCTTTCAAACAATCTTCTTCTGAAAGAGCAGCTGTAATGGTACTTAATGGAGCATCTGTCCAAAAAGCAGAAAGGGACGTTAAATTTCTGCAACAGGGGAAAGACGGGTTTATAGCCGACTGTGCAAGGGCATTATTGCCTGAGGCACATGAAGTGCAAAATTTTGTCCTGGCTTAGGGATACGTCCGGGTTTCTGCGCCGAAGATAGGAAACATGATAGATCTCTTAAAGTAGGCGCTAAAATTTCCGTTAGGGGTGTGGAATGCAAGGCTGACAGAACTAAATATTATACAGTGGGCATTCCACAAAGTCGTGAATTAAGAGATTCAGTATTGGACACTTATGTTGGTTGCCATAAATGTTCGCATAATGTAGTTGAATCTCTTCATGAACGACTCATTGGAGAATCACCGCAACCAACGGAAAAAGGAAAACGGGTGTATAATTTAGGCATTAATTTACTAAGGGACAAATTTAAAAAATTTAACCTAGAACCTTTGTCATACGGTCAAGTAGTTAAAACTTATAGTGGACAAAAAAGGTCAAGATATTTAAACGCAGCTGAAACCATCTTAAATGGCAGATATTCGATGAGGCAGATTACTAAAGTTAATGCTTTTATCAAAAAGGAAAAACTGCCCATTGGAAAACCTACCAGAGTTATACAAAGCAGATCACCTGTGTATAACTTGTTATTGGGTAGGTATACTAAGGCCTTAGAACCATACGTTTTTGGTATTAAAACACCAAAATGTATTGGTGGAGTTGGTAAGATGTTTGCAGCTGGATTGGACGATTATGACAAAGCTAAACTCATAAAACAAAAGTGGGATAATTTGTCAGATCCAGTTGTCATCTCGATGGATTACAGTAGATATGACAAATGTGTTCGTCCATACCAATTAAAGGGGGAACATTCACTCTATTTGAATGCGTTTCATAATAAGAGTGAATTACAAAGTCTATTGGCAAGACAGATACATAATCGCGGTG